CCAGCGGACTCCGGCGAAGGCCACGGCACCGCTTTAAGTTTCGCGCGAGAGAGAAGCACAAACATCAGCTCCTCCTCGGTCAGGTCGATCGCGCAATTAACAGTTATACTCACGAAGTTTCCTCCAAAAGTTGTGTGATGGTCACCACCAGGATGGGTCCGGCATTTTCCCGTAGATGATCGCCGGGCGCGCCCAGACCCGCTGAAACGCACGCCATTCCGGCGGCGGCTGGTATTTCTCCTGGGAGGGCGTCTCCGGCTTCCAGAGCATCGCCATTGGCGTCAGGCCGATCGACAGCATCTGCCGTAGCCGCGCTTCCGCGAGGGTGAACGTATCCTTGGGGAAACCCACCAAAACGTAAACTCGCAGCCGATGCGACGCCTGGGTGAACCCGGCGGCGAGCATCCGGCGCGCGGCGCTCTCCAGGGTCTCGAACGCATCACCAGGGTCATACGCCCAGAACATCGCGGGCTTCGGCTTCAAATCAGCGAGCAGACCGACCTGATAATCTTCAAGCGATAACGCCTCCAGGCCGCCGGTGAAGGTTACCCGCTGCTTTTGCTGGCGCAGCATGGCGAACACCGCCTCGACGTGAGGACGCGAGCAGGCCAGCAGATTATCGTCCAGCACATTCCAGCCGGGGACGATCGGCAGCTCATGCGGTGTCGGCCATTTCTTCCAGACACCACAGAACCAACAGCGACGCGGACAACCACGCGAGGTGATGGTGTATCCCGGTTTTATGTAACGGCCGGGGATGAACTCCAGGCTGCTGTCGCCGTAGGCCACGCCACCCACTTTTACCGGGGCGACATGACGCCACTGCTCCGCCAGCCGCTCAGCGGCCGGCTTGTCCCAGGTGAAACTGACGGAGATATGAACCTCGTCCGCTTCCGCCCGGCTGTTGGGCGGCCCGACATATGCCAGCGCGTCATCAGGTGTCGCCCGCGTGCGGCGAGGGAAGACCCGGATGAGACGGGTCATGACGTTTCCTCCAACAATTGTGTGACGATCCGCCGCTTACGGCGGACGATGTCGGCCACCCTGGCGTCGATACTGTCCGCGACGGTCAGGATGGAAACACGCACCGGACGGGTCTGGCCGGCGCGATAGAGACGCGCGATAGCCTGGTCGATGCTCGCCGCCGTCCAGTCGGTTTCGAGAAATATCGCCCGACGGGCGCTCTGGAGATTGAGGCCGAAGCCGGCCACCCTGACGGAGGCCACGAGAACCTTGACGACACCCGCGTTGAACCCGGCGACAGCGCCTTCACGGAGGGTATGGGCGGTTTCACCCATCAGAAGCCTCGCGCCCATATGGTGGCAGGCGTCGGCGACGGCCTGGAGGGCGGCGACATGAACCCCGAACAGGACGATACGATCAGCCCCACCTTCAATCTCGGATCGTATCAAATCGATCGCCGCGCGGCTCTTGGCGAGGGCGAGGACGCGGCGGGTGGACGCGAAGGGGAGCAACATGGCGTTCAGCCGCTGCCACCCCGCTTCGTCGCCGCCCTCCAGCTGGGTGAGGACGACATTCAGTTCCGCCCGCTGCTCGTCTGTCATCGTCGCCTCGACCGCGCGGCGATCGGCGGGACTGATCTCCACCGGGAGCGTATCAACAGTGAGGGCCGGGAGATCGGTGACATCCGAGAGCTTCACGCGGCTGGCGCACTTCGAGAGGATTTGCCGCAGTTCCTCTGTATTACGGGCGCCGACGATGATGGGACCGAAGGTCTTTTGGACGGTGACGCAATACCGTTCGAGGAAGAGGGCCTTTTGGACAAAACCCTGGATGAGATTGGGGAAAAGGCGGGACAGATGTGGATGCAGTTCGTCCGGTGAGTTGAGCACGGGTGTTCCCGTGGCGATCCAGACCCGGTTCGAACGAGTATAAAGAGCCCCTTTCGAGTAAATAGTGGCGCCATACATGGCCCTTGTTCTCGCCGCGGCGCCATGACCGAGAGCATGACCCTCGTCGCAGACCAGGGATTCCCAGTAAAGACGGAATAACTGCTTCCAGATCTCGACCCTTCTCATCAGATCGTAAGAGATGATCACGATGTCGGCGGTGTCATCGACGATCGATTTGCCCGAGGTGATCCGCTGGACGCGGACGCCAGGACGCCAGGCGGCGATGTCGGCGAGGGTCTGCGGGATCAGGACGGCGTGGGTCACCCACAGCTGCCGCCCGCCCACGGTCGCTCCGGCGCGGATGAGGGCGGCGGTCTTGCCGGTGCCCATGTCCCAGAGCAACAGGTAGTGACCTTTGACGAGGGCCGGGATGACCGCGCGTTGATGCGCCCAAAGGGCCAGAGGAGAACTCACCATTCGGTGGTCTCCTCGACTGATTCCTTCGGCAGTCCCGACAACAGAATCGCGTCGATAACAGCCCGGAGGATGAGGATCCTGCCCGACAGGCGAATGGCGGGCAGTTCACCGCGCGCCACCTGGCCGTAGATTGTCCGTCCAGGGACGCCCAGTACCTTGGCGGCCGCCTTCACGGAGTAGGTCTGAGGGGTGGTTGCTTTAGCCATCGTGGGGGCGTCATTATACACACACGGCAAACATGGCAAGGGGAAAAGTGGGATGCGTTTCACCAAGGAAAACACGCCAGAGGCGAACGACGATGACATTCGGAAGATGAACGAACGCTATTACATTGTCGCCGATAGCGTTCGCCCCGGCGGATTTACGCCTGATTTCCTGGATAAACTGGCCGAGGTCGTAAGGGAAGAGGTGATGGTGCAACGGCGGCTGCGGGAGGCTTTCCGGGATTATCAGAAAAAAGGTGGCGGTAGTGGCGAATAAATAGGTTGCATTATGGTCGTGAAGGGTTCATATAGGTTTGGTCAACACGATGAAGGACTGAACAGATGGACAAACACTGGACGAAATGGACCGCCGCCGATCACGCCAAATACAATGCGGAGCAGGCGAGACTGAAGCTGGAAGCCGCTCGTTTCAACGGGTTCAAAACAGCGGCGGAACATGAGGCGGCCATGTCTGACCTTTACGCCAGCCTCAACGCGGCATGCGGAACGCGGGTGATCTGAGGGCGAAGAAAAACCGGCGGCGTGGGGGACGCCGCCGGAAGTGGGGGTGTGACGAATAACGAGTGGATGAAGGAGTTTAGACAGATGAAAACGAGCAACGCAACATTGATGAAGTGCATGGAGTGTTTCGGCGCCGGCCGATGCACCGATGACCACCCGAACGACCCTTACGCCCGGACATGGGAATGTCGGGCGTGTGAAGGGACCGGAGAAATCGAGGTGGAGGACGCGCCATGATCGGGCCGCTCGTCGATCCAAAATCCTTCGAAGTGGCTGAATACTTTTTGCCCGACGATGCCGACGAACAACGCAAATGGGAGCTGGCGGCTTTCATTCAGGCCGTCGTGGAGGACTGGCTGATTCATGAGGACCGCCGCCGGGAGACAACACCATGAACGGGCGTCTGACGGCCCTGGATATCCGAATCATGCTGATCGAGCTGGAGATCATGGAGAGACACCGGGAACACGCCACGACCCACGCGGACGCCGTTCGCGCCGTGAGGAACCTGCTGCTGCGCGCCAGCCTGTCGGACGTGGACGTGGAGACGGAGGAAAAACCATGAGCGAGACGATGCGGGGGATCGTGGAGGATGACCGCGCGCGGCGCCTGGGAGCGGCGCTGACGGCGTTGCGCTGGACATCAGGGGATCTGGCGGATGTGCTTGGCATCGGCATCAGTACCGCGCGCAGGTGGCGGGAAGGGCTATACCCGGTCCCAGATGCTGTCATGGGGTGGATCGAGGGGCTCGCGGGCGCGGTGGAAGCCGTCGGGCCGCCGCCCATCAGGGTGAAGATCGGACATCGACCGTCGGCGGAGGCGGACGAATGGGCCGAATGGGGGTGAGCGCATACTACAACGAGAACGATCCCGCCGCCGCCGCGTGGCCGCGGGAACTGATCAAAGCGGGAGAGATCGCGGACGGCGTGGTCGATGGCCGTGGAATTGAAGAGGTCACGGCGCATGACGTTCGAGGGTTCACGCAATGCCATTTCTTCGCCGGCATCGGGGCCTGGAGCCTCGCTCTGCGGCGCGGCGGCTGGGACGACGACAGGCCGGTCTGGACCGCTTCCCTCCCCTGCCAGCCGTTCTCCGCCGCCGGGAAGCGAGAAGGAGTCGAGGACCGGAGACACCTCTGGCCCGTGTTCTTCCGGCTCATGCTCGCCGGCAAGTGCCCGTCTGTCCCGGTCCTTGGCGAGCAGGTTAGCGGCCGAGGCGGCCTCGAATGGTTCGACCTTGTATCGATTGACCTGGAAAACGCGGGCTACGCCGTCGGGGTGGTCGATACCTGCGCCGCGGGGTTCGGCGCGCCGCACCTCAGGCAGCGATTGTACTGGCTGGCCGACGCCGGGGGCGTCGGACGGCAGCGGCGGCGGGCAGGCGAAGAGAGTGGGCGGGACGCACTCCCAGCAGCTGAACGACGCGGTGATGCTGGCGGGGTGGATCACGCCCCAGAGCCACGACACGACGGTGCGCGGGAACGTGATGGCGGATCACCATTACTCGCCGCACGACCTGAGCAACCAGGCGCTGCTGGCGGGCTGGCCGACGCCGACGAAGGGAAACGCGGACGGTTCGCAGATGGCGAAGGACGCGACCGCGACCGGCAGGCGGCGGGACGGGACGAAGGCGACGGTGAGCCTGAACCACGTCGCGACGCTGGCGGGCTGGCCGACGCCCACTCAGAACGATGTGACAGGGGCACGGCCGCCGGACAGTTCACGCGGCCCGGCGCCGGGTCTGGTGGCGGCGGCGATGCTGGCCACCGGCCCGGCCCGGTTAACGGCCACTGGCGAGATGCTGACTGGATCTTCTGCCGGGACAACAAGTGGCGGCCAGTTGAACCCGGCACATTCCCGCTGGTTACAGGGGCTGCCGCCCGCGTGGGACGCCTGCGCGGTTACGGCAATTCCCTCTGTGTCCCGCAGGCGGAAGCCTTCGTCAGAGCGGCCATCGACGCCCTCTGGTGAGGCGGAGGAATGGTGGTAGCGAGAAGAAGAAACCGAGGGGGTGAACGATGGCTGGCGACAAGAATAAAACACGCGGGTTGAACCTACGGAGCATCCCCGGCCTGGCGGCGATGCTGGCCGTCGATCGGTGGTGCCTCTGGTACTGGCGGGTGCTGATCCGAAAGGACGGGACGAAGGGCAAGACCAAAGTGCCGGTCATCCCCGGAACGGGGCGGAATGTCAGGGTCAACGATCTGGAAGGGGTGGTTGGCTACGACGTGGCGGCGGCGGCGGTGCTCGCCGAAGGCGCCGCCGGGGTCGGCTGGCGGATGGAAGGGGATGTCGGGCTGGCGGCGCTCGATCTCGACCAGTGTCGCGATCCCAAAACGGGGAAGATCGATGCGTGGGCTCTGAGGGTGCTGGAGGCGGCGCCAGGGGCTTATTGGGAGGTGACGCCCTCGGGGACCGGCCTGAGGGTCATAGGACGCCTGGGAGGGCCTGGAGGGCTCCCAGAGGCGTTCCAGGGGCGTCTGAGGGTGAAGGCATGGGTGGACGGCCTGGAGGGCTCTGACAGCGCCGAGGAGCGGGCGTGGTGGGGCGAGGGGATCAAGGCCCGCGCCCAGATCGAGATATTCCATGCCTGTAGCAGGTTCCTGACGGTGACCGGATGGGACGGAATCGGTGATTGCACGGTCGATATAACGCCCGTGGTGGAATGGCTCATGGAGCGAACGGAGAAAGGGAGGAGCGAGCGGGGTGAGAAGGCTGAAAGGGCCGAGGACGAAGGGCTCTCCCTACGGGGGCATATCGAAGACGTGAGGGCGGCCCTCGGGGTTATTCCGAACGAGGACGTGGGGTGGGATGACTGGTCGAAGATCGGAATGGCCGTTTGGGGCGCCACCGGCGGGAGCGAGGAGGGATACGAGGCGTTCAGGGAGTGGAGCGCGAAGAGCGGAAAGCACGACGACGCGGCCTGCCGCGAGCGGTGGGATCACTGGATGCGCTCGCCGCCCGACCGGCTCGGGGTCGGGACGTTGCTGTATGAGGCGAACAAGGCGGATCCGGAGTGGGTAAAGCCCTCGCGGAGGGGGAAGGGGGAGTCGGGAGCCTCGGCGACCCAGGGTGGTGGTAAGAAGAAACCGGTCGCCACCGGATCGATCGTCACCGAGGGGAAAGTAGCGGACATCTTCACGGCCGCTCACGTGGAGCAGCTGCGCTTCGATCATACGCGCGGAAAATGGTTTCTGTGGGATGGCGCGCGGTGGCGAAGGGAAGAGACCAAACTGGCCTACCGATGGGCGCATGAAAAGGCGCGGCGAGCGGCGTGGGGGCACGCGCCAAAGACCGTGGAGCAGGCCGGGAAAGCGTCGTTCGCGGGCGGCGTGGAGCGCCTGGCGCAGGCCCGGGGGGCGTTCGCGGTCACGCATGAGATATGGGACGCGGACCCGTGGCTGCTGGGCACGCCGGATGGCGTCATCGACCTGCGGACGGGGCGGATGCGGCCGGCACGGCCGGAGGACTACATCACGCGATCGACGGCGGTAGCGCCCGCCTTGGGTGAGGATTGTCCCCTCTGGTTGAAGTTCCTCGAGGAAGCGACCGGAAATGATCCGGGGATGATCGGATTCCTCCAACGGTGGTTTGGCTATTGCCTCACCGGGATCACGCATGAGCACGCACTGGTGTTCATCCACGGCGACGGGGGGAACGGCAAAAGCGTCGTTATGAACACCATCTTTGGGATCATGGGCGGCTACGCGACGAACGCCGCCATGGATACGTTCGTCGTGACACGCGGGGATAAGCACACAACGGATCTCGCCATGTTGGACGGCGCGCGGATGGTCATGGCCTCGGAGGTGGAGGAAGGGCAGACCTGGGCCGAGGCGAGGATCAAGGCCATCACGGGTGGCGATTCGATAACCGCCCGTTTCATGCGGCAGGACAACTTCACGTTCGTTCCACGGTTCAAGCTGACGATCAGCGGCAATCACAAACCAGCGCTGAAAGGCGTGGATAATTCCACACGGCGGCGGTTCAATATCGTGCCTTTCGATAAGCGGCCCGCCACGCCGGACGTGGAACTGCCTGAAAAGCTGAAAGCGGAATGGCCAGGGATTCTGCGATGGATGGTCAACGGGTGCCTGGAATGGCGGCGAAACGGGCTCGGAGCGCCAGAGGCGGTGACCATCGCCACCAATGATTATTTCGAGTCGCAGGATATTTTTGGGCGGTGGATCGAAGACCGATGCGATCTTGGATGGGGAATGGATGACACACCCGCCGCGTTGCTGAGCAGCTTCGAAGACTGGTGCCGGGTCAACAGGGAAGAGATGACGGACAGTCGCCGCCTGAGGGGAATGTTGGAGAAAATACAAGGGGTTCACTACAAGAAAACAAATGGGCTGCGTCTTGTCCACGGGATCGAACTGAAAGAGACGACGGTGGCCAAAGAGAAAAAAGCGAAGGAAGAAGCAGCGAAAAAAGCCGCCGCCGGGAATGGTGGCGCGCCCAAAGCCGAACCCGAAGAAGAAGCCCCCGGAGAGTTTTGACTTTAGATAAACAAAAGGGTCCAGGGCAGGGTAGGGCAGAGTAATAACGATTGACCGCATACACGCGCGTACGCGTACATACGTGTAGGGCGAGTTACGTTATTGACCCGCCCTACCCTGCCCTGGTTGATATTTGATAATAAGGAATATGTGATGAGTAACGGGAAATGGGGTGATCCAGGCGTGCCTAAGGCCGGATGGGAATGTGTTGGTGTAGAGGATCTGGAAGAGCCGAGCGTCATTTGCGAGATGTGCGAGGTCCAGGAAATCCGATACGTCCATTCGATGGAGCATCGGGATTATCCTGATACGCTACGATGCGGCTGCATATGCGCCGGGAACATGGAACAAGATGCCGCGGCGGCGCGTGTTCGCGACGCGGGCATGAGAAAGCGGGCGGCGCGGCCCGCGCCTCCTGACCCGGAGTGGTGGTGACCCTCGTCCTTGGGATC